GATTTGGCCGGGACTTTGGATATGACTCTGAATGAAACTTCCAGACCTGACGTAACGTACAAAAAGTCCAGATTATTTTTCATATTAGTCTGTCTTATGTAATTTTCATATATTAACCTTTAGAAGAAGATTCAAATTCTTCCAGCAAAGCCTGGAGAAGTGTTTCTACTGTATCATCTTTCTCGGCAACGATTTCATGTAAACCAGCTACTAGCTTCAGTTCTTCAAGAGAATATCCCTTTGAAAGCTTTTCCAAAGTCATGCCCTTTTTAAACTGGGCATTTAACCTCTTGTCCAACTTTTCGATGTCAGCCTCCGAATACTTTTCGATTTCCGATTTATCAGCAATGATAATCAGATGACCCGAAGCAACAGCCCTCTGAATTTTCGGTGTACGGAATTGACGACGAGTGAGTTCTTTTTCTTCTCCTCTACAAATGGTAATACCAGTTGATTGGTCATGAAAACTGTAAGCTCTTGGTCCAACAGTTAATGTGTATTTATTATCTTTAGCCATATTTCCTAAGATTAAAATAAAAGTTGATTAAAGAGGGGATGGGTCTTTTTAGTTACCCACCCTCTCTGGGAATTTATATAGATGAAACCGGACGTTCTTATTCAAGATTAACCATCAGGTAAGGATCTACGTTCATGAATTCTGGGAATCCGAATTCAGAGAACTTCTTATCTGCAGCCAGCAACAGAGCAGCATCTTGGTACATCTTGGAGAAGCCAGTAGTTAAGCTTGCATAAACAGCCTCAGTTTGGTTAGAAACGATTCTTTCAGATTCCAACATCAATTGACGAGCGGTAAGCTTAATCAAGGCAGCAGATGTATCAATTAACAATAATTGCTGATCGGGAGTGCCCGGGTGAATATAGAAGTCAGCATTCTTGGGAACCGGAGACTTCACATTCAGTGTAGCTTCAGTTGTACCAGAATGACGATCTTTGAATTCTGGCAAGTTCAACATTTCAATTGCCTGATCTTCACCACCAATCATAGTAGTAAAGTTACGTCCCATACGAGCAGCACGAACCCAAATATGCAATAGATCCTTGTAAGTAATGCCATTGGTTGTTTCGTATACACCAATTACTGGGGCAGACTCAGAGCCATCAGGGTTGTTACCATTGATAGCCACGTCCATAGCCAGAGTATCCAAAGCATAACCCAACTGAACACCAAAGTCACGAAGATAGATCCCCAAGACATCGAGTGAAACATAGTTACGAACTTCATCAGTAAGTTTGAAACCCTTTCCGATTTTGAAGAGGCTAACTGATTTTTGTCCGAAACTAACATCACCCAAGGGAATAGTTTCTGCTTCGTTAACCTTTGCAGGAGCAGCATCCGACATATTAACCATCGGCATAATTGCTTGCAATCCGTTAATGGATTGGTCTGAAGCGATGATGTTCGGATAGAACGGTGCTTGACGCATACCCAGAGTGATAGCAGCACGGATAATCTCCGGAACAATCCAACGGATATTCTGCTGAGGCATAGTAAATATGTTCTGCATGGTATCAACCTTTGGATTGATGCCCACCTTTTCGAAGAGTTCATCCTGTGAAATTCCCCATTTACCTGTAACCAATTCTTCAAAGGTTACTTCTACAGGCTTCTTATCCTGTGAACCGGAACGAACAGCTTCCAAGCTTCTTACCATTTCCGGCAGCTCATTCATAAAGTCCTGAGCCTTCATTTTTGTAATATCAATCTTATTTTCCATAACTTTCTTTTCTCTTATTTAATGAGTACTTGGATTACCTCATTTGCCTCCTCTGCAGGATTGAGGGCAATGAACGGAGTTGAAATACCTTGATTAGCCTTAACGAAACGGCCGTTAAGCAATTCTCCATCGGGAGTTACATAGCCAGCTTCGATAGTTCCGTTTGATACCCAGTTACAAATCATATAACCTTCTACAGCCACTGTTACTTCTACTGGGAAGTTTCTTTGAGGCTGATAAGCCGGGTTAACGTTATCCGTTACTGCCACACCCAAGTAAACTTGAGTAGACGGATCAGTACAAGGGTAGATCAAACCGTCTTCATTTAAAGCTACCGGCATACCTTGTACAATTTTCTCTCCAGCTTTAACATTGAAAGCCTGATGCAATTTGTGGGATTCACTCTTGTAAATCACCGCTCTCGGAGTTCTTTCCCCAAAAAGAGTAAGTTGCTGAGGATCGTTTACGATTTTCGTTGTTTCCATAATGCGGATATTTATATAATAACTTATTTAATTTTGTTTCGATACAAATTATCGATCACATTCTTAGTACTCGGTAATTCTGAATTCTTGGTTGTGTCTGCACCGCCGGTAGTTTTTTTACCTTGAGTATCATCTTCAGTAACTGAAGAAGCACGGTTAACATCCTTAGAACCACACTTAGAGCAGGTGAGAGGGAACTTCTCTTCCAAGCGAGCTTGGTAATCCTTAGTCAAGGAAACAAGAGTAGTAATACCAGTTGTTTCTGCATTAAGCATTGTAACAATGGTTTCATCAGCATTATCACCCATCAACTTTTTGTAGGTTGCTACTGCATCTTCACGAAGAGAAGCAATATGATTCTTTCCTACAGTTGCCATCTCTTTCAGATTAGCCACTTCTGCATTCAAGTTAGTAACCTGTTCCGTAAGAGAATTTTTCTCTGTAGTAAGGTTATCTACTGAAGTTTGCAGTTCATTTCTGGATGATACCAAACTTTGAATGCAGGCAACTACTGTTTCCTGATTCATTTCTTTACCTTCCTCAAGGGTAAGCAGATTATCCCCGAAGAGGCTCTCTAGAAATTTTTGTAATTCGTTCATACTATTTTTTTCGTTTGATTGATTATCCTTGGCATCATTATCATTAAAAGAACCTTGAGTATCGTCCTTTTCTTGATAAGAAGTTAGGTCAGATTTATAATCGGTAAAGAAGTATTGCTTCGATTTATCGTCTCTGTATTCTTCATAAGATGCCCAAGTTCTTTTAGCAAAGGTAGGATTAATAATCTTACCATCAGAACCGATTTTTTGAGCAAAAGAATCAGCTCCATGAGATACCAATGAAGTCTCCAGGTAACGAACTATCTCAGTAACTATTCTACGTACCATCACTCCCTTAGAATCATAAGTACCGAGTTTCTGATAGAATTCGTTATCCTCCATTTGAGGATGTGATCTATCCCACTTAAACTGTACTGTTACCGAGTTACTATGAATTGAAGGAGGTTCCATGAGAATACCTCTAGCAATTCTTGGGTTAGCTTTACCATCAATCTTCAAAATACCGTTGATACCTGCAGGTATAGTAAAGCTTCCATCCTTATAAGACTCCTGCCACATTACCTGAGATACAGCACCGATAGCATTACCTATGTTAGTTTCATGGTCACAGTTTACTGTTTGACCAAGTAACATTTTCATAGAAGCTTTCAATACTCCATTTTGACCAAAGTCTGTAGGGTTCCAATTCTTAGATACAATCGTTTCCGAAAGTAATCTGAACATAGGTTCAATAAACTCTTCATCTTTAGGAGTTAATTCTGATTTATCCAGGTTAGGGTAATAGGTATTATAATCTATATCCCCTCCCCAAAATCCAAATTGAGCAATGGAATCCGGTGTAGGATTCTTCCATTTATAGTAATTCTCTGAGAAAGTCTGGGCTCCCACTGCTTCTGGTATATAACCAGCCATAATGGTATGGCCTTGACCTATCACCATAGAATCAAGATGCTCTTTGTTTTTCTTTGTAAATTTACTCATCTTGGTTTAGTATTTTGGTCTCCTCGAGAAGGAGCCGGGTTATTCTTATCTCTTGACCTACGAGCAGATTGATTTTTATCATCCTGCCTTTGTTTCTTTTTAGTTCCCTCTTGAGGATCTAAATTACCACCTTTAGCAAATTGATCTTCCAATGAAACTCTTGGTTCTTTCTCATCCGGGGAATCATAGCCCATTGCCCAAGCATATTGTTCTTGGCTAATAATACCAGCCTTATACAGTAAGTCAAGGTTCTGTATCTTATACTGAAGACCCTGTTGGATTTTAACCTCATCAGAAACAGTAGAAGATCCCCAAGTAATGGATATTCCCTTGCAATCAAAGCCAGCCAGACGTAGTTCTAGTTCATAAATAAACTTAAGAACATAAGAAACTATCATTTGGATATTCTTCAGCTGACTTATAAGCTTAGAAAGCATAATACCAGTTGCTCCTTCTCCAATGGAAGCTTGTACTCCAATTAGGTTGCCATTTACTCCCAAACCATTAGCAACTGATTGCTGGTTCATATTCCAGGGTTTATCAATATTGCTCATCTCTTTTGAAGTAGAGTTAAGTTTAAACTGGTGGTCATCAATGTAACCAGTTACTACTCCATCCTTCATACCTTCCCTTACATTCTGTTTCAAACGTATTAGCTCCCTATTTAATCTTCTAGTGTAAGCTTCTACATTTTCATTAGGTTTCTGTTGTGGTTTTTCCATCAAAGCCTCTAGAAAACCAACCATACCACAGATTTCCATGATATGTTTAAAGTTAGTTTTCATATCATGCTGACCCTTTAATGAATCCAAAGATGCCATAAAAGGAGGTATTCCGTAAGGTTCATCAGTATCATTATACATACCCACATAACAATAGGTCTCTGTATTAAGTTTGATATAATCTTGCTTATTTGAGCCATTCCAAAGAGTGTTCCTCTGATATGGGCTATAAACTCCGTTATTCTCCCTTTTGAATACTATCCTGTCTGGTTTGAGGAATAATACAGTAGCTAAACCCTCAAGCTTTTCATTTGGTACAGCTTCTACTGAGATAGCTCCACTAATCATCAATTGAACTATCATCTTGTTTACCAAGCCATCCATACCAGCAGTATAGTTAGACCATTTGGGAGATACCTTAGAAAGATGATCTCTCATCTTATCAGCCTCTTTATCGGTATTATTAGGGAAGGTTATGTTGTGACCAGTATTAGCAAGCTTAAACATATCCTGTAAAGCTATGTTAACATCTGGATTCACTTTATATAAATCCCTTAAAAGCTGAATCACTTCAACACGAAAAGAAGGCGTAACCATCTGAGTTAAGCCTTTCAATGTATGAATGAAGTTACCTGGGTCATCATCCGGTTCCGATACTCTACCGGGTGAAATAGGTACCTCCTCTTTTTTACTTGGAGGATTAGCCTTGTTTTCTTGTATTGGAGATCGATTCCTTCTATCGAATCCAAAAAACTTAAGAATTTTCATTTCGGTTGTATTATTACATTAGTTTTTCCTTTTCGTATGTGATTACAAATTGCTTTACCAAATATATCATCATCAGAATAAACATCTCCTTCCAAATCCACATCTACAGCAGAAGTATTATTTCTGTGTTTACCCATGGCTACGGGTCTACCCAAACCATCATATATAAAGGTAGGAGCTTCTTGAACAAAGAAAGGAT